AACGTACTATGGTACTCAAGGAAAACCCTACCATGTCTAAAGATGGATTGATTAGAGTAGGTACTGCTGACCTCAAAGGGCATGACTCAATCAAGAGAGTGTATGCACAAGAAGGTAAAGCACCTACACTTACTACAATGCAAGGTGGACATAGAGAACCAAAGGTTGCCACTAGCAAGGATATGTGGAGAAAGCTTACACCACTTGAGTGTGAGAGATTGCAAACACTACCTGACAACTACACTAATCATGTATCCAACTCACAAAGATACAAGATGATTGGCAATGGTTGGACAGTTGATGTGATTGCACACATACTAAAAGGTATCCACTTAGATGGATGGAATGAAATGTATAACTACTATGAGGAGAGAGTATGATGACAAATAATGATGCATTTAATAATTATTATAAACAACTTGAAGGCTTTACTATAAAAGAGTTTTTAGGTATGAGCGAGGATGGTTTCCCTCAATTTATTCTTACTAACAAACATGAAGATATAATGATTGAAGTTAGTAGGGATGAAGAAGGAAATGGTGGTGGCTTTTTATTCATAACAGATGTGGAGGTGTATTAAAATGTGGCATAGAATTACAGATTTTCTTAATGTAGATTATCATAAGAAGTATGGTGAAGGTACAAAGTATGACCTTGACTATGGTAAACTACTAATAATTTTCTTATGCATTTACATTGCACTCAAGGTGTAGTATAATGGGCAATGAAGATATTAAATATTTATTACTAAGTTTATTTGCAATGGTATATGTTTTTGCATTCACAAGTTTATACTAAGGAAGGAACTCAATGGAAAATCTAGAACCCTCTAAACCTAACAGGAAAAAGTTTGATATGGACTTGAAGTATGGTAAGGTAAGGGAAAAACTTGTGGCAGATATGTTGCAAGATAAAAAGATTGAAGTCAAATCTGAGAGAGACATATGGCAAAAGACAGGTAACATTGCTATAGAGTATCAGTCATATGGAAAGCCAAGTGGTATCCAAACAACTGAAGCAGATTATTGGTTTCATAATCTATGTATAGGCAAGGAAGTGTTCTGTACATTAGTCTTTGATATCAATAGCTTACGTAAAATTATTGATAACTTAGATTATAAAAAGAGTGTGTCAGGTGGTGACCATAATGCAAGTAGAATGTATCTACTAAACTTGCAGAAATTATTTTCATCTGATGTAATTAAAACTTTTAGGGAGATTGACAATGTGTAGGAAACTGTGGTATGATTCGTAAAGTTTCACAGAGTAAAAGAATAAGACTACTAAACAGATGGGAAGTTACTGTCATTGAGATAATTAAGAACACCTATGTTGTAAGTGCTAATGATGAGTGGGAAGCTATTGACAAGATGGAGTTGATGGATAAGCCTACCTTCAATGACAAGTTAGAATCTTATGTTGATGTAGTAAAGAAAATTAATTATTCATAGGTGTATTATGCAAGAAGGGTATTATGATTACATGGTAAGAAGATTACAAGAAGAAAGTAAAAAAGAGGACATGGTAAACAGTCCACCTCACTACAACAAAGCAGGCATTGAAACTATAGATGCCATTGAAGCAATGACTGATGGTGGCTTTGACTATTATCTTCAAGGTAACATTATGAAATATCTATGGAGATATAGATATAAGAATGGTGTTGAAGACTTAAAGAAAGCTCAATGGTATCTAAACAAACTTATAAAGAACAGAGAAGACTATGAAAAATCTTTGGGATAATGACAAGAAAAAACTCTACAAAGAAATTTATGAGGAGTTAATCCAAGAAGGATACACTCACCATGAAGCAAAGAAGTATGCTAGAGAAGAAGTCGCAGACAAGATTGAAAGTGATACTGACTTTATAAATGAAATAATAAAACAGGAGTATGGAGAAGATGACTAACGAATATGGATATGATAACTACCATGGTTTTGTAGATGGTAAACAAGTTGAGTGTGTAATATCTTATGATAAGAATAAGGACTTATATGAATGTATAGTTGCTTATAATAATAAGATAGATAATAAGTATTATTCAGTAAAGAAGAGTGCCATAGAAACTATTGCAAAGATACTAACACAATGGAAGGAATAATATGAGTGAATCAAAAGTAATTAAGAAGGGTAGCTGTAGCAGGTGTGGTTCATCTGATGCAAATGTATTATATGAAGGTGGAACTAAGTTCTGCTTTTCATGTAGAACTTATTCAAAGGGAGATGAAGATATGGAACAACCACAAAAGCCTATCTCTATAAATAGTAATCATCAGAATTTTAGTAGTGGAGTTATAGATGGTATACCTGACAGAGCAATTAAGAAAGAGACTACACAATTTTATAATGTCCAAGTACTACACGATAGAAATCACAATGTGGTTAAGCATATATATCCTTATTACGATATTAATAATAGTCACATAGGTAACAAGATAAGACTTGTAGAGAACAAAGGTTTCTCTTCAGAAGGTAACCTACCTAGAGCAGTTATGTTTGGACAACAGAAGTTTCCTCATGGTGGTAAGTATCTTACTATATGTGAGGGTGAGATTGATGCAATGTCTGCCTATGAATTGCAAGGTTCTAAGTGGGCAACCATATCAATCAAGAATGGATGTCAGTCTGCACTCAAAGATATCAAGGCAAACTATGACTACATAAATAAGTTTGAGAAAGTTGTATTATGTTTTGATAATGATGAGCATGGCAGAAATGCAGCCACAAAAGTTGCTCAAGTATTTGAACCTAACAAGTGTCTTATCATGGACATGAGATACAAGGATGCTAATGAGTATCTTATGAAGGGTAAGAAGCAGGAGTTTACTCAAGACTTTTGGAATGCAAAACCTTACACTCCTGCAGGTATACATAACCTTGCAGATATTACATCAAGAATCTATGAGGAAGATAACACAGAGACTTGTTTGTATCCTTATGATGGACTGAATGAGAAGCTGTATGGTATACGTACAGGTGAACTTGTTACCTTTACTGCAGGTACAGGAGCAGGTAAGTCTTCTCTTATGAGAGAACTTATGCACCACCTACTAACTAATACAGAACATAATATTGGTGTCTTCTCTCTTGAAGAAAACATAACAAGAACTATGTTACATATCATGTCAGTAGAAGCAAGTGACAGATTATATATCAAGGAAGTACAGAAGAACTATACCATTGAACAGATGAAAGAGTTTGAGAGAAAGACTATTGGTACAAGAAGGTTCTATGGCTTTGACCACTTTGGTTCTATTACTACTGATGAGATACTTAACAGAGTAAGATACATGGTCAAGGCACTAGACTGTAAGTACATACTCATTGACCACCTATCCATACTTGTTTCAGGTATTGAGGGTGAAGATGAGAGAAGAAACATTGACCAACTTATGACCAAGCTACGTTCACTTGTTGAAGAAACTAGATGTGCAATGCTTCTAGTATCTCACTTGAGAAGAGCATCAGGTGATAAAGGTCAAGAGCAGGGTAAAGAAATATCCTTATCAATGCTTAGAGGTTCACACTCTATTGCACAGATATCAGATGCAGTCATTGCACTAGAGAGAGACCAACAAGCAGAAGACCCTGTCATGGCGAATACAACTACTGTCAGGGTTCTAAAGAATAGATATGCAGGTGAGACAGGTATCTCTGCCTACCTGTTATATGACAAGGACACAGGTCGATTGAAAGAGATTGCCAATCCACTTGAGTCTAACAATCAATCAGATGTAGAGGACTTTTTATGAGAAAATTTGTAGTAGATATTGAAACTGATGACATCAAGGCAAAGGTCATTCATTGTATTGTTGCCAAGGACATTGACAATGGTGACGTATTGTCATGGCATGGAGATACACTGAAAGACTTTGCCAAGTGGAGTGAATCTGTTGATATATTTATTATGCATAATGGGATATCATTTGATGCTCCCATACTCAACAAGCTGACAGGTAGCAAGATAAAACTTGCACAGGTCAGAGACACACTTATCCTTTCACAATTATCTGACCCTATGCTAGAAGGTGGACACTCACTCAAGGCATGGGGTCAGAGGTTGGGATTTGGTAAGATAGATTACAATGACTTCTCTCACTTCAATGAAGAGATGTTGAAGTATTGTATACAAGATGTTGAGTTGACATATAAATTATATAAACATTTACTACCCACACTAAAGAAGTATTCAAAGAAGTCTATGCTTCTTGAACATCAAGTCAGAGCCATAGTTAATAAACAGGAAGAGAATGGTTTCAAACTAGACATTGAACAAGCAGATAAGCTATGTGCAAGA